CACAATAAAGAACATGAACAGTTAGTTTGGGAGATGTTCACTTGTATGAGTGAAGGAACTGTTATTGGTTATGAAGGATGGCTTAAGGATAAGAGAACTGTTAAATTCGTTAAAGAGTTTGATCCTGACACAGGCGAAAGAAAGACTGAGGAAAGAACTTACGATTCTTGGGATGATGTTTATGGAGAGATAGTTCCTATTGAGGAATTTTATCCTGAAACAATTTGGGCGTCTCCAAGAGATTTTAAAATAAAAGTAAAGAGATGTTTTAGGGTAAGAACATTATCTTATGATGGGTTTAAAGATATATTTGGTAAATACCCTAATGCTGATGAAGTTCAACCTGCTGGATATTATTATGACTCTGGTTATTTTAGCTGGGGAATAAGTGAAGATGTTGGTGAGGATAATGTTCAAGTAGTTGAATGGTTTGATGAGGTTAAAGATGAGCATAAAATTTGGTGTAATGGTGTAGAACTTTATGATGGTCCGATTGAATTTAATCATAAGAAATTACCATTTTGGGTTTCAATATCTGAGCCTATCCACCAACAGTTTTTATATGGTAAAAGTTTTCCTGATAAACTGATGGCTATGCAGGATATGAATAATGCAATCTTTAACAATGTTTTAGATCAGTTATTTATAGTTCTTAATAGTCCTACTTTTGTTGATGGTAATATTGATGATTTAGATGATGGATATATAGAACCGAATAGGATTTATCAGATGAGTCCTGGGGCAAGGATACAGAAAGGTACGCTTGGTAATGTAGACCAGACATCATTCCAAGTATTACAGCTTATTAAGCGTTCTATGGAAGAAAGTACTGTATCAGCGCAATCACAAGGCATTGATACTGGTGGTCGTAAAACAAGATTTGAGGTCCAGACTTTGCAAGAGAATTCATTGAATATTGCTTCTTTATTCTTAAAAATGATTGAGGATGCTATGCAATATAAATACTTCTTACGTTTATATAATGTGTTGCAATATTATTCACAGCCATCAGAGGCTATGGATGGGAGTTCAAGGTTTAAATATTTAGTATTAGATAGTAAAAAATTAACTAATGGTAGGAGGGGTAAAAGATTAATTCAAATTGCTCCAGGTTTAGATGGTAAATCAGAAGAACAAATTAATACTGGATTAAAACAAGCAGCTAATTTAGAGATGGGTGTAAATCCTAATACTGAATATAACCCAGCTACAGCTACGGTTGAGCCAATATTCTTAACTACTGATTATTTACTTAATAAAGATGTTGAGCTTGATATAAAGATAGTTCCAAATTCTTCTATTAAGGAAACATCAACTCAGAAAAAGAATTCAGATATAGCATTTTTTCAGATGACAAATCAAAATCCTATGGTTGATCAAGTTGAGAACTTGCAGGACTTAGCTGAAGCATTTAATAAACCATCAGATATTATTAAAGATAAACCAGACCAAGAACAAGACCCTTTAATGGGTGAAATGGCAAAAGCTAAAGGTTTAGCTGGTGGAGATGGAATGGAAGGAATGCCAGCGCCTGATTCTAATAATGTTAATATGGATTTATTATGAGATTTATACTAAAAGTATTAATAAGATTATATGTTAATAAGTATGCTAACAGAGAGATAGTAAAGTTAGGTTCAGAGGAGGAGCTTAAACTTTATCAGTTTAAAAGCTCTAGTAGTGTATTAAAAGTTTTAAAAAGTAATATAACTATTCAGACATTAAAACATTTTGAGGCTAAGACAGATCAGGAGAGATGGATGATAAAAGGTGCTTCGTTGGCGTTACAGGTTATGAAGGATAGACATATACAAGCAGTTATTATAGATGAAGATAAAAAATTAGATAATAAAAAGAAAGTTAAAATGTGGAATCAATTAAAGAAATATTAAAAATTAATTAGATGGGCTTGACAGACCATCCAAAACATTATGTTAGAAGATAAAAAAGAGGAGCCTAAAAAAGAAGAAGTAGAACAACCTACTGATCAAAACGCTCCAGTTGATGAAAAAAAGGACAATCCAGAGGTTGAAGATCAACAACCAGAGGGTGAAGAGGAAGTTACTATTTCTAAGAAAGAATTAGAAACTCTCAAGAAGAAGAGTCTTGATTTCGAGAAATCTATTGAATTGAAACGGCTAAAAAAGTTAGGGGAGAAGGAGATTACTAAAACTCCTGAAGATAACAACGAGCTATTAGAAAAATTCAATCAATTAGAAGAAGAAGTTAGAAGTTTTAAAGAAGAGTCATTTAATTCTAAATTATCAACAGCTTATCGTGAGTTTGTAAAGGGTAATCCTTGGGCTAATGAAGATAATACTTTTGATAAGATTAAAGAAAACTTTAATTCTGTCGGCACAGAATCAAAGGAAGAGTTACTTTCTAAGTTTAAAAATGCCGCTCAAACTGCTTTTCCAGTTGAGTATCAGAAACATTTAGAAGATAAAATCAAGTCTGATGTTATGTCTAAAAAAATTCCTGAAAACTCTGGTGGTGGTGCGAGTTCAGTGGATACTATCCACAAAGATAATAAACCTAAGACCAAGGAAGATGCTATGGCAGAGAAGATGGCTTCCCTGTATGAAAAAGCTCAACCTGGTCGTTAAATTAAAAATATATGGATTTTAAAGTTGTAGGTGGTAATGATGGTTTAGAAACTACATTAGCCACTATTGCTACTGCTACTGTTATCGAGGCTGGTGATTTAGTTGTATTAGCTTCTGGTCTTATTGTTAAGGCTGGTTCTACTGCTGCTTCTCTTGCTTTTGCTCCATACGGTTCAGCAGACGGAGAAACAAAGATTGAAATTAGTAAAGGTAATGACTTTATGTTAGAAGGAACAGGTGATGGCGTATTCGCTGTTACATATAAAGGAACAGAGGTCGATCTTTCTGGTTCAACAAATTTAACTATTGATGTTACAGGTGGAACAACTTATAAGGTTTTGAAGATTGATGCTAGTGAAAATGCTGGTACGGTTGATTCAGCTGACAATATCAGAGTTAAGATTAATAAACCATTAATCTAGTTAAATAAAATAATTGTAAAAAAAATATGAATAAAGCAGATTACGCGATACAGGCTGTAAAAGGCATCAAAGATGTCGCAAACAACGGAGTTCAAGATAGTTTGTTAATGTATAAAGATAACAGAATTTTTGAATTTGCCGAAAGCTCAGAGGTGTTTGAAATTTTTACATCTACTGAAGGTGTAAACGGAACTATCGAATTAGGAGACGCTGAAACTCCACCATTACTTACTCTTGAAGATGGTTACTCAGTAACTGTTCAGGAGAAAAGATTTGGTTCAGGTTTCACAATTAATGAGAAGACTTATAGACGTGATCAAGGTGATTCAACTATGATGGTTGACGCTTTTGTTGCTGAAAATTCAAAGCAAGTAATGACAGACGCTGTTAATTATTTCTTAACAGAATCTTTTGAGTTATTGAATGATGGATTTGTTGGTGCTAGTTACTTGGCTCCAGATGCAGCTGCAATTTTTGCAACTCATACTTGGGCTTCAGGAGACACATTCGCAAACAACGTTACTTCAGTATTATCAGAAAGTGCTATAGACACAATGGAAGAATATTCTGGAGCGTTTCAAGACGCTAGTGGAAAACCTATGCCTATGAATTTCGATACTATTATCGTCAAGAAAGGTAGCGCTGCTGAAAGAACTGCTAGAAAGCTTTTTGCTGAAAGTATTTCTCCAGTAGCTATTGGTGATATAAACCTTTATGAGGGCGAAAAAAATATCATTTCCAGTCCCTACATAACTGCAGCAAATAAATTGAATTGGTTTGCTCGCGATTCTAAATTTAAGAATCCTTTAAGAGTAAAAATTGGAGTTATGCCTACAATGCATGAACCAATCAGACTTGAAAACGAGGCTGTGAGAGTTAATGTAACTGGATTCATGGCTGTAGCTTGTACAAACATGCCATTTTCATTCTACGGAAGTACTGGTGCGAGCTAGAAATTAGCTAACATTACAATAGAATATACAATTGGTACTTAGCGGTCGTAAGTCAGGGGAGTGGTTTGGTCATTCCCCTGAGCCAAATCTCATTAATTAACCAAACTAATAATATGAAAGAAAAAAAGAAATGCTTATTTTGTGGAAAGGAATAAGTAAAATATATAAAAAACACTGTCTAGGTTAGACCCCTAGACTCAAGCTCTAGTTAGCTTGATAAAAAAATAAACTTATGGCTCATAAAGAAAGAATGGTAACTACCGGTGGAGGATATTCTGTCCTAAACGATGGTGTTA